GCCGTTAAATAACCCTCTTCCGCTGATATCAATATTAGCGGTGCTTGTAATAGTCCCTGCGGTAACACTACCTAAATTCGCCGTTATTGCGGACAATGTAGAGACACTAAGCTTGTCTGTGGTAATGCTTCCAGCACCGATCCTTGCCGCGCTTAGGGTGCCTGTGGTGATATTTCCAGCATTTAGGCTGCCAATTGATGCGCCGTTGGTTATCTGTCCGCCGCCAGCATTCTGCAGGGCGCCCGTGCTGCTAAGTGTTACGCTCGTATTTCGTATACCGGTTATTGGTGTGCCGTCATAGGTGTAATTTGACGGCAAATCGATTGGCAGCAATCTAGTACCCGCCGCTTGAAGCAATACGTCCCTATGGTTAATTATCGCGGCCATTACAGAAAAACCTCGACATCAACGAGCAGATTTTGCCAATCTACTGACATACCAATGACCATGCCGGTCTTGCCACCGGATAAATTAAATCTCGGGTGTGTAATTGTTACCGCATCACCAAGCTGCAACTCAATCAGTCGTGGTGTGGCACTGAATGTGATGATATGACGCGGCGCTTTAAATAGATTGAGCCTGCGTGTTGCTTTTGCACTTGCATCTAATTCCGTAAGCAAAAATGTATCAATCTGCTCCGGTTCCGCGTCGAGTCTGTAATTCGTTTTAGTTGTCGCGTCTTCGCTGGTCGTCGTTAACCATTCTTTAGCAAACAGGTCTTTATGCTCTTGCGGTATGCCGGTATCTAGGCTGTCCTGGACAGACCAATTCTTGGCATAACCTACTTTCACAGCAGCAACAACCGGCGGACGCTCAGCGATTGCTATCGTGTTGTCGATAATGTCAGCGGTGGTTATTTCAATAGGTGTGCCAGGTGGCGGCAAGTCAATCTTGTGTAACTGCAACTTACCTTCTCTGCTCATGGCCATTTGAGCGCCTACGCTGTTGGCTATCTCGTCACAGAGCTGTTTTACATTCTCACGTCTGCTTAAATACACACCTATCGGCTGTTGGTTTGCTGCGTCAAATGCTGAAAGGTTAGCGCTGTCCAGATCACTTGCAGTGAAACGGCTGTTCACTTCACCGAAATCCGTAACCAACCTCTCAATAATCTGTTTGGTTGTTTTCAACCAAGTGCCGCTTGGCTTGTCGCCTTGCACGCTAACCGTTATCTTTGTCCCTTGCGGGTTAACGTCAGGCACGAATTTGCCAATGGATAACGTATCTGTACTTGTACCTGGCGCGCCATTACTGCGAAGCTCGATGATTGATTCTATCTGGCCGTTGTGCACCTGATACTCAAGCGTTGCCGGGTTGGTTAACAACGGGCTTATATTGTGGCATTCGCCAAAGCACAACGGGATTAGCTCATTTTTATTACTTGTGGATCCGCCAAGCGTCTGCTCGGTTACAGGCGTGTTTAATTTGGCCAGTTTGTCACGGATCTTAATATTTAGTGTCGTATTATCTTTACTGTCTATGTCTTCTGTTACGCCGACAAAGATCGGTCTGAAATCCGCCCTATCCCATGTCACGTCACCGATAAACGCCGATACGTCACGATTAGCCCAAATATCGTCCAGCCAAGAATCAAGCGATCCATCCAGGTTATGAATCTCAATATCACCAAAATTCAGTGTGCTCTCACCGTCAAGACTTAACCGCTCAACAATGCGCACTGAATTGCCGACTATGATCGGATCGTACAAACGGTTGGCAACACCATCAAAAAAAGCACGGGTAGACAAATATCGTGTGGTTTCAACACCGCTAACCCGTGCAAGGGCCTCGACTAAAATGCATCTAACTGCTGATCCATCGGAAAGCCAGTCAGTAAATTGTTGGTCAGTGATAGCCATTATGCGCCCTTTGGCCTTGACCTGTTTTGCCAGTTGGCATTTGCCGCTAATCTTTCGTTAGATTTGGCTATCGCCTGCGCGTTATCGACGTTGGCCTGGATATTAGTATTAATCAAGGCGCTCATTTGCTGGTTTTGCTCGCGACGCAGCTCGGCTAATTCTTCACGTAGTTTTTTGATTTCTCCTGGCACAGAAGATGGCGTTATGCCTTCACCTTTGTGCGCGAAGATTGGTCCTGTCTTAGTTATAAGATCGGTGCCGCGTTCAAATTGCTGTAAGCCACTAGCAGCAGTGAACCGATCGATTTCTTCTTTACTCAGAACACTTGCATCTGCTAAGCGTTGTGACGTTATACCGTTAGCTTTAGCAGTATTGTATATACCGATAAAATCGCCCTGTGCCAGCAATCTATCCACTTCTGCTGATATTTGATTATCTCTGACTGACAGTCCGCCGAATGCTGTATTGACGCGTTCTTGTGTTACACCAAGAGGCTGCAATGCTGTAAACACTTGTGACCCGCTTAGTCCAGCACCAATGGCAGCCTGAGCAAACTGCGCATCAGTAAAGTTTTTGTTAGCAATGACAAAGTCACGTATCTGCTGGTCCCGGGCAAATGCGTTACCGAATCCCTGCAATATTGCTGCTGCAAGTTCTCCAACTGCTTGCTCAACTGCTTTTGTTGCCGTCTCAACATCATCAATAGAGCCGCCAGCATCTCTTACAGCTGTTTCAACTGCCGCCGTCGCATCATCAACATTAGCCTGAGCCGCGGCAACATCAGCCGTTGCATTCTCAACTGCTGCCAGCGCTTCTTCAACTGACAACACGCTGTCGTTTACATTACCTATGCCACTGCTAATCTGTCCGGCTAACTTGGCTTGAGCCTGAGCAGCTTCATTAAGCGCTTCAAGCTGTGAGATTGTTCCTTCTATGCCAGCTAATTGTTCGCTCGCAATATCACGTGTTGCGCGTGCGGTTGCGCCAGAAGATTCGAGTACCTGCTGGACAAAGTTGAAGTCAGACTCAAATGCACCGGTTGCGCCGTTGAAAGTCTGAGAAGCTTCAAGAAATGTCCTAGATACTTCAGGCAAGTGGTCAAGCGCGCCTTCGTCACCTTGCGCAGCCAGCCCACGAGTAACGTTGAATTGTTGCCGGGCAATCGCTAACTGCTCGCCTGGGCTGAACGGAGATAGACTGCTAATCGCTAGTGAATCTTTGAAGTCAAGAATCTTATCTGACAGTGCGCCGAATCGATCAACTACTCCCTTTAGCGCAGACGTTTCTTGCTGATACGCGCTTATCAGCTCGCTACGTTGAGATATGACATGGTTTATTTCATCAGCAACACTCTGCTGTGATGCGCCCTGCCTTTGCTGCTCGGCGCTTTGTGCCGCAGATAAGTTACTTCGTGCAGTAGATAGCGCGTTATTTGCCGTTGATAACTCGGTCTGAGCAGCAGAAAGTACGCTTCTTGCTTGTGAAGTAACGAGCTGCTGTTCTGCTGCCTGTAAATTCGCTCTTGCCGTATCTATCCGGGAAAATGACGCTTGTATTGCTGACGCTGTACTTGCTGCGACTGAACCTAATCCTGAAACACTGCCAGTTAAACCATTCACTTGACCGCTTGTTGTGGCAGATTCTGCGGCTAGCTGCGCTTCAGCATTCTTAATATTCAAGAAAGTTGGCGCCAGTGTTAACAGTGAATTTACAAGTTCAACACTCGCACCGCCTGCTTGCGTAACAGATAAAATTAAGTCTTTAAACTCTTCAACTGTTATATTTGCAGACAGCCCAAGCGCCTGCATTTCTAAATCTAGCTTGGCGAAGCCGATATCAAGCTGCTCTTGAGCAGTTAAGAAATTATTTGCAAAGAAAGTAACTTTGCTATTTAAAGACTCAATCCCACCGGCAGCATCAACAAGCTCTGTCCTGGTAGAAATACTCAGTGCAGCTATCGCGGCGTTCGCATCTTCTGCTGACACACCAAACACAATCAGCGCATCTTCAAGAGAAGTAAACTCGACTCTTAAGCGGTTAAGTGCTGTGACGGCTGTTTCTCCGTCACGCACCATGTCTTGTAATCCTGGCAGCAATACATTGGCCATATGATCGCCAACGTCACTCAATGTCTGCGCTATCTGCTGCTCTGTAAGAAACTCGCCCTTCTCACTCGTTATATCAATGCTGCGAGAAAATCCGTCAAGTGATTGGGTGCTAAGCCCAAGGACTTCAGCGGTGCCGCGTAAGTTTTGGTTAAAGCCCTGAATTGTTGTGTCAAGGACCTTGCCGATCTCAAGTATCTGTTCACGCGCATCATCGACAAACGGCAGCAACTTGCTTGATATGCCACTTTCACGCAGGCCCTTAAACGAATTGAGCAGATCGCCGCTATCTGTGTCGAGAATTACGTTATCAGTCTTACTACTTCTTAATAAACTACCGTCCGCCTTAAATCTCGTATTAACAACACCACTGAACCCGGACGCATCTACGTCTCCCAGAAGTCTGGCATTCTGCTTCTCTAAAGGACCGCGCCCGAATACTTTATTCACAACACCGCCAAGCGCACCACCGATTGCCGCACCAAGCGCAGGACTACCGAAGAAAGCACCTGCACCAGCGCCAATACCGGCACCTATCGCAGATGACATGGTGCCACTGGAACCGAATATTTCTTTATCACCGGCAATTGCTGAACCGATACCAATGCCAAGCGCACCGGCTGCGGCAGTTGAGAATACTGTACCCGCGCCCGCTGTGAATGCCGATCCTGCATTAGTCAGAATTGGCAGTCCACCAGCAGCGCCACCTATTGGGCTACTTAATCCTAGTGCGCCACCAAGACCTGAGGTGGCAAAAGAATTGGCTAACCCACCACCAGAAAACAGCGACCCAACGCCAAACGCATTAGAAAATCCACCGGCGAAATTAGTTGACCCTGCCAACGCAGAAGTTGACCCAAGCCCTAAAAGTCCGCCAATACCAAGACCTTCAAGCAGTTTTACCGACGCGATATTAGCGGCAAGACGTTTGATAATATCCAGAGCAGAATCAGCAAAATCTTTGAAGCTATCAACACCTGACAACAGGGCATCGGATAAAGCTGTTTGAATGCTTCTTGCGCCCTGTATGGCAAACTCGGACATCGATTCAAATACTCGTTGCCCGGTATCGCCTAAATCTTCAGTAGATTTTTTAACATCCTTTGTTGCTTCACTTACGCCTTCAGTCGCTCTTATATATTCTTCAATGGCTGACTTAGCAGCGGCATCAAACACATTCTGAGACAGACCAGCATTTAATAGCCTGGTGAGCCGTGCTAATTCTTCGTTACGTTTAATCAGCGGATCATAGGCAAGCGTTAAACTGCGAATTTCTTTTTCTACCGCTGCGGCTTCTTTTTGCTCGTCTGTTAATTGTTTTGTAAGTTTGCTTGTTGCATTTGAAGCGCCCTTTGACTCTTCGTTTATTTCTTTCAGAATTCGCCCGAATGATCCAGGGATACCCGGTTTAACTGGTGGCAGGACAACACCTTTCAGTGCATCCGCTGTATCTGCGCTTTGCTCTTCAATTTCTTTTAGCGCTTCTTCTGCCCGATTAGCCTCAACGCGCATTTTTATAAATGCGCCAAGCGGGCCAGAAACACCGACCGCATTAACAAATAGATCAGATTCGAAAAATTGCTGAAACGCGCCGCCTATCCCAGATAGTACGCCTGCCAGCAGACCGCTTTGTCTCGTCACTTCGACCATTTCTGAAGTGATTTCATTTAAAGCAGGTAGTATTGAAGCTGCTGCTTCAACTTTTATTGCGTCAAATGA